CAGCGGCATTCTGCCCAGTCTGACCGAAGATTTTGTGTAGTAAGTCAACCTTCTTAGCATTAGATAACTTCTCAGTATGTTTAGCTAATAGCCCAAAGATTTGAGAAAAACTCTTTAACTTGCCAGACTTGTCAATAAAGTCTGAAACCGTTAAACCAACACTCTTTAAAGAGTCTTCAGCGGCTTTGGTTGGTGAAGTAAGAGAAGAAATAACCTTACGTAAACCAGTACCAGCTTTTTGCGCTTCCAAACCGTTGTTAGATAAGATACCTAATGCAGAAGCAGTTTCTTCCAGTGAAATACCAGCTTGGTGGGCGTACGATGATACGTACTCCATACCAACCCCCAAACTCTTGAAGTCTGAGGCAGTCATATCAGCGGCGTAGGCAATAGCGTTCAACACTTTCTTCGAGTTTGAGTAAGTGTTGGTCTGTCGCATGTCGAACGCTTCAAGCGTTGCAGAACCTACTTGAGTTACTTCATTGAAGTCTTCACCAGTTGCGGCCGCTGCTTTAACATATTGACTAAATGCTTTTACAGTTTGACTAGATGAATAACCACGCTTGATAAGTTCTTGTTGACCTTCGGCTAATTCAGTTTGGCTTTCACCGTAAGTTGAAGCTAAGTCTGATACTTGTTGCTTCATCTTTGCCATATTCTTGTTTATTTCAGCGGTAGTTTCTGTATTTGAAGTAATAATTAAGTTCTTAGTTCTTGTGTAAGTGGTGTTTAAAGTGGTGGCAATCTTAGCACCTTGAACGCCCATGTAAGTCAGCCCAGCAAGGCCAGCCACACCTGCGACACCAACACCACGTAAAACAGTTCCTAGATTTTCGTACTTTTTAGATAGTCTTACGACAGCGTCCGCACGTTTGTTTGTTGCGTTAACTAAAGCTGTACTCTTGATTAGCTCATTGGCTTCGGTGGTATTTGAGCCTAATCTGCTCTGAATACCATTAACTTTTGACGCTTGAGTTGCGTAAGCAACGGAGTCTACGCCCGACTCTCTAGCAGTAGACTCTAGTAAAGATTTCTCAATCCTTAATTGAGCGGTTAGCTCTTCATGTTCTTTCTTGAGAGCTTTAATACGAACGTAGTTCGCTTCATACTGTTTACCTTGACTCTTTAAAGCGTTGTAGGCAGATTCATTAATAGTGGTTACGTTCTCTTGAGTGGTTCTTAAAAGAACTAAACCACTTCTGTATTCTGCCATCTTTTTGGTTAAAGAAGAATATTTTGTTTTTTCTTGTTCAAGCTTTAACTCATATTCAGAAATCTCTTTTTCGTTGTCTTGATAATTTTTGTTTAAGACAACTAGAGCATCTTGGTATGATTTAATTTTAGCTTTACTATCGTTTAATTGAGTTGCAAGATTTTTTTGTTGCTCAACGTTAGCCTTAACAGTACCGTTAAAGCCTTTATAGCGTGCATCAAGCTCTCTAAATATTTGATCATGCTTTTGAGCAATAGCCTCATTATCTTTGAGATGAGTACCATTCAACTCTATTGCTGTATTAGCCGTTTCAATTTCTTTAGCAAGGTTTGTATATCTAGCTTGATTTTCTTTAATAGCGTTGTCTACAAGCCTGTAAGATTCAGATTCTTTCTGGCCTTGTTTAGCTAAATTACCCCTAGCACTTGTAAGTCTACCAATTTCCTTAGCCAGCGCCTCTTGTTGGGCTGTGTATAGCTCAACTGCTTTCTGGTTTGCACTTGTTTCGCCTTTTAATTGCTTTTGTCGTACAATTTGCTTTTTAATAAGATCTTCTGTTTCTTTAAAAGATCTATTAAACTCTTTAAGTCCAGTAGTTTCTAAAGTTTTTTGAGTAAGAGCTTTTTGTCTAGCTTCAACTAATGCTTTTTCTTGTAAAACGCTTGAGGCTTGACGCTCTTGCAAATTTGCGAGATGCTTTGACAAAGATTGATAGGCGTCAGAATTTTCAATTGTGGCTTTTTTTTCTTTAGAAGCGTTCTTAAAAAGATTCTTCTTTTCTGTATCTACACGCTTAATTTCAGTCGCTAGAGCACCTTGAACATCTTTACTATGTTTAATTTGTTCGTCTAATTGTTTGACTGAATCTCTATAAGCAGAACTTACTTTTTGTGCGTGCTCAAAAGCTCTTTCAGATTCTTCCATTTTGGTATTGAAAGCTTCAATACCCAACTTAGAGTGTTCAATGCTGGCGTTAATATCAGAAATACTCTTTTGAGTAGAAGCTATTTGAACTTGAGTCTTTTTTAATGCTGACTCTTGTTGCTTATACTGAAGAGTATTTTCTAGACCACTATCTTTAAGTTCTTGTAAAGTTTTCTCATATAGCTTAGATTCAGCAACAGAATCTGCATATTGCTTGTTAAGGAGTTTTAATTGCTTGGCCTGGGCTTCTGTTTCATCACCTTGAGCCTTTGCTAACTTAACATCTTGCTCTAAAACACTTTGTTCTGCCTTGTGTTTCTCAATTAATTCTGAAATGTCAGAGTTATAGACTTTAACTTTAGCTTGAATTACCTCATATTGGGCAGATACTTTTTTCAGAGAAACTAACTGTTTATCATATTCGTTTCTTGCTCTTGCAACAACGTCTGCATTATTGTTAGTTGTATCACTGACCCTTCGGGTTGCACCGTTAGCATCGGTGACAACCTTGGTCATCTTTTCCCATTCGCCTTTAGCTTTTTCGACTGCGGCTTTTTGAATCTTCATTGCCGCTTCAAGGTGGGCTAAATCATTCTCTAAAAGACCAAAGGTATCACCAGCGGCGGCCAGTTGAATATCTGTGGCTTTCATTTCGTCATTTACATTTCGAAATTGTTTTTTGAGTTCTCTTAAATTCTTTTCAGCGGTTGAAGTATCAACGCCAACTCGGAATTTAATTTCTGCTCCGTTTCCTACTCTGTCTGCCATTTATATTTTCCTCATCTTCCTTTTTATTTTTATATAAATGAAAAAAGCCCTTGATTTTTAACTACCAAGGGCCGAGTGAAGAAACATAGCAAGAGATTTTTGACCATCTTTTTCGTAGACAGTATCTTTCTCTTCTTTTATCTGCTCTGGCGAACGTGCTTTTAACCACTCTTGAAGTTCAAAATAATCTGTATCTTCAAGCTCGTTTAAAGAACCATAACCATTTTGGCTTAACTCCATTTCCAAATATCGAGTAGATTCTAAAAGCTCTTCATAGGTTATTTTATCTTTTGTCGTCAGAAGAGCTTAGAGCTTCTTCAACCTCTTCTTCATCGAAACCTTGAATAAACATGATTACCTTTGAAAACAGGTCAACTTGCGCATCCAATTCCATATCGTCTAAAATTTCTTGATGTTTCTTATCCAACTTGAAGGTTCTAATCAAAAAGTCAGAAACGAGTTCTTGTGACTTCAGATTATTTTCAAGCATCTTCATATACTTAGTTGCATCGTCCAGGTTGTCATCTTCCATAACCTTAGTGACTTCTGCTTCAAGCTTGTTTTCTTGAATTTGAGTTGACAAGGCATCCTTGTACATTCTCGTAGTAATAGTCATAAAGTACGGAGTCTTTAGACCTAACTTGTCAGCTTCTTTAAATTTCTTTTGCATAATATTTATAACACTCCTTGTATTTATAGATTATATTTAAAATGTACACAAAAGGAATTAATATTCCTCTTGTGATAATCAAGACAATCTTGATTAGCCGTGAGTAGGAGTCGTTGCAGTTTGGAATACGTAAGCATCCCACTTAGTTTGATCAAAGCCAGTTGCGCCTGCGTTAATTTCTGCAAAAGCCTTGCGGTCTGAAAGACGTGAAGAACCAGCAAAAGTGAATGATACAGTTGCTTGTTGCTTGCTTTCGTTATCGGTCTGCAAGTCATGCTCAATAGGTGAAAAAATCCCCTTTAAAAGTGCGAAGTGAAGGTCATTTCCATCCCAGTCAGTTGAAACGAGTTCCACAGCACAGTAAGGAGCCTTGTTGTCTGCACCCAGAGTTGCAATGCCATTTGCATCAACAGTGTAACCGTTCAAAACGTGAAGAACCTCCATTGGGAAGTCGTTGAAAGTCAAAGTTGCACTTGGGTTACCAACACCGTTCCGAATAGTACCGATCTTCATGTTAGAACCATAGACGTCGGAAGAGTTCGGTGCCAAACCAGTAATGTTACCAACAGTAATACCGCGTGCGGTCTGTTCATCTGCCTTAAAAATACCGTTAGTTACACCAGTGGTAAAAGCACCAAAAGCTTGGGTATTTACCTTTTCATCTGAATCCAGTACTGCAATTCGTGCGAACTTCACACCAAAAGATCCAATATTATTTGCCATATATTATTTTTCTCCATTTCTTATAAATAATTAATTGACTTTTTAATATGATAGGTTGTATAGACTTGCTCTGTGTCGGGATCGAAGTCATGCCCGCCACCTAAAGTTCTTGACCAACCTTCTTTATCATGTAGATAATCTAAAATTGGTTTCTCAACATCTTTATAATAATCATAATAGACAGGTTCTTCACCATCGTCTGGTAGTCTTTCATTAGGATAAAAAAATTGAATTTGAGCAGTTGCTACTTCCTCTTGAGCGTGATTAGAACCGTATAAATTGGGCTGAAGTGATATTTCCCTTATAAGAATAATAATCTTGTTTAATTCGTTCCCATTAACGTCTCTAGGCACGCCATAAGAATAAACTTGCCCTTCATCTAATTGATCAAGAAATAATGGTTTAGACTTGTTTTCTGAAATCCAGGAGACAATATCTTGTTGAATATCTTCTGCAACAGCCATTCATTACCTCCAAGTCTTCCCTTGTCCATATTTTTTGAGGAAAATGGCGTCAGCTTCGGCTTCAACAATCTTAGCAATTTCTGGTTGCTTAGACTGAAATTCGGGAATGGCCTTTCTTTCCCACCAAAATTGAGCGGGCTGTCTATACGTACCATTATTAGTCCAAGATGCCAAAGGATAGTATTGAGACGTCCAGCCTATTAATGAATAAGCTCCAACGCCGTTCGTGCCGGCAGATCTTGAGGAAGTGATTGTAACAGCCTCGTCAAGGTGTTTATCACGCTCTACACCATAAAGTTTCATGCTATGCTTTGCTGTCATATGAGGTGCATTCTTTTCTAGAATCTTCTTAGCCACCTCTGCACCTGCTTGCGTCATTTGCTTCGCTTCTGTGGCGGTGAAGATATTAGACATGATCGCGTTATCCAATTTCAAGCCGTTAGGTGAAGTATAAGAAATGCTCCATCGTTTATTTCTTGGCATGTTTTAACTCCCTCCTTCTGAATTATCTTGAATATTAACAGTATTGCCGTTCTTTGCCACTAACTTCAGAGAGATGAGATCATAACTTACCAAATTGCTCTCGTCTGGAGTAATGTATGATATGCTATAATATTTGCCTTTGTAAAAAGCCTGGTAGCTTTCGTAGTCTATATTTTGATG